GCCTTTTATACACACCCGCGAAACTATGGAACAGCCTGAGACCTTGGAGGTTATGCGATGCCTAATGGCAGACCACCCAAGCCAGCAGAGCTGAAACGCATCACAGGCAATCCAGGCAAGCGCAAGTTGCCTGAACTCAGCGTGGTCACAACTTTGCCAATGGCTCATCACATTCCAGAACCGCCAGAGGCACTCGGCGAAGAAGGCTTGGCTCTATGGAATCAGGCGTGGGCTGCGGCAATCACCTGGCTCTCACCATCGAGCGACTTCCGCGCCATTGAGAACGCCGCTCGCCTCGCCGATGATCTTGCATTTGCTCGAAAGAAATATCGAGCGACTCTTGAACCTAACGATGGCAGACTGCTTGTTCATCTCAACAAGGCATTTGTGGATTCACTTTCCTCACTAGGATTTGACCCAACATCTCGATCCCGACTTGGCGTTGCTGAAGTCAAAGCAATCAGCGCCATCGACAAACTACTTGCCAAGCGAGAGGCGAGAAAATAATTTCAGCCAGGGGGCGAAATGGCAAGCAAGAAAAGTATTCAAGGTTTTCCTCCTAAGTGGCTGACCAAAGTTCCAGATGTAGATCTCAAGCGTTCTCGCGGAGATGACATCGCAGACTTTGCAGAAGCTCTTTGCAAGATAACAAAAGATTCCATCGCTGGTCATGCTGGCGAGGATTTGATCTTCCGACCTTGGCAACGCGAACTCACAAAACAGCTTTTCGCAGTCAAGGCGGATGGAACCTTTCGCCACAGAATTGGTCTAGTCGGTCTTCCTCGCAAGAACGGCAAGTCTGCTTGGCTTTCAGCAGTAGCACTTGAGTCGCTAGTTCTCGGAGCGCAAGGTGGGGAAATCTATTCTTGTGCAGCTGAAAAGGAACAAGCAAAGATTGTTTTCAATACAGCCAAGGAAATGGTTCGCCTTCATCCTGAACTTTCCGAACTGCTGACAGTCTATAAAGACACGATTCACAATCCGAAGACTGGCTCTGTCTATCGCGCACTCTCTTCCGATGCCTTCTCCAAAGAAGGTCTGAACCCAACGCTTGTCTGCTTTGATGAGTTACACGCGCAACCAAATCGCGAACTCTTTGATGTTATGTCACTTGCGATGGGCGCTCGCATCGAACCAATGTTGGTTGCAATCACAACTGCTGGAGTCAAGTCTGACAACAGTGGCAAAGATTCAATCTGCTTCTCGCTTTACGAATACGGCAAGCGAATCGCCAATGGCGAAGTTGATGATCCAACATTCTTCTTCGCTTGGTGGGAAGCAAACAACGAAGACTATCGATCACCTGATACTTGGCGTGAAGCCAATCCTGGCTTTGATGACATCGTTGCAGCAGATGACTTTGCCTCAGCAATCCTTCGAACTCCAGAAGCGGAGTTCAAGACAAAGCGTTTGAATATCTGGACATCAACATCTGACACTTGGCTTCCTCATGGAAGTTGGGATGCCCTCAGTGATCCTCGCGAGATTCCTGATGGCACAGATGTTGTCCTCGGCTTTGACGGCTCATTCAATGGTGACTGCACAGCGATTGTCGCAGTCTCAGTTGGCGAAGTTCCTCACATCATGCCAGTGGCAGCGTGGGAGAAGCCAGATGAGGCGGATGCGAGCTGGCAAATCCCAGTGCTTGAAGTTGAGGATGCCATTCGCGCTGCCGCTACTCGTTGGCAAGTTCTTGAAATCGCTTGCGACCCTTACAGATGGGCGCGAACATTTCAGGTCTTAGATGACGAAGGCTTGCCAGTTGTTACCTTCCCACAGACAGCCAGCCGCATGACACCAGCAACAACACGATTCTTTGAAGCAGTAATCAACAAGACACTGACTCACGATGGCGATGCTCGCCTTGCAAGACATATCGGCAATGCACAACTTCGCACTGACAATCGCGGATCGAGATTAGCCAAGGAAGCAAAAGGCTCAAAGCGCCGAATTGACTTGGCAGTTTCAGCAGTGATGGCACTTGAAAGAGCAAGTTGGTGGCAATCTCAGGGTGGCGCATTGCCACAAATTTTCGACCCGTTCTCAATGGAGGTTCCAGATGCGTGATTACATCACGACAATCACAGAAGCGATTGGCGCAACGATGATCTCGGTTGGGCTTGGTGTCATCTTCGGTCTCGGTGCAGCTCTTATCTCTGGCGGCATCTTGATTGTTGTTGGTTCTATCTTGGCAGACTTTGGAGGCAATAAGTGAGCATCTTCAGTCGCGGGATTCAATCTTTCACAGTAGGTCGCTACCCACAATTCAACAACTATGTTTCACCATTGAGCCAGCTCTATGGTCAGACATCAATGACTTCAGCTGCTGGCGAGCGCATCGATGAATGGACTGCTCTTGGAGTCTCATCAGTTCTTGGCGCTGTCTCACTTTTAGCAGACTCGGTTGCTTCAATGCCGATGCGTTGCTTTGAAATTGTAAAAGATGGCAAGCGAGTCATGCGACCATTGCCAGATGTTCTTGCTGACCCAGATCCTGAATCAAACACTTATGAATTGATTCATCAGATTGTTGCTTCAATGGCTTTGCATGGAAATGCTTATGTCAAGATTGACAGAGATCGCTCTGGAAACATGATTGGTCTTGTGCCTTTGCACCCTTATCAGATGCAGGTACTTCCAACAGGAGACATGACAGGTCGCAGATATTTGCACCTCGGCAATGAAATGAATCGTGAAGATATGCTTCACCTTCGTTGGTTTACTCCACCTCAATCGTTAGTCGGTATCAGCCCGCTCAATCAGGCTCGCAACTTGATTGGTCTTTCCATCGCTATGGATCGCCATCTTGCGCAGTTCTATGGTGAGGGCGGAACACCTTCAGGCATTCTCGAAACAGATCAGAAGTTGAATTTGGAGCAGGCTCGCGTTATTCAGGCAACATGGGAAGCAACTCATCGCCGCCATCGCAAGCCAGCAGTTCTTTCAGATGGTCTCAAGTTCCGACCAATCACAACATCAGCAGCAGATTCACAAATGATTGAATCTCGCGAGCAATTGATTCGCGATGTTGCTCGTATCTTTAGAATTCCAGACCACCTCATCGGCGCAAAGGGTGATAATCAGACTTATCAGAATGTCGAGCAGGCATCACTGAACTTCTTGACTCACACAATCGCACCTTGGATTCGTCGAATCGAAATTGCAATCTCTAACATTCTCGATCCAGCAGTTGATGTTGCATTCGATACTTCAACACTTCTTCGCACAGATGCAATCACTCGCGCAAAGGTCAACATGATCAATGTGTCAATGGGCGCTCGCACACCAAATGAAGTTCGCCAAATTGAAGGCATGGAACCTTATGTGGGTGGAGATACTTTCCATCAAGCACTTGCTGGAAATGTCACAGCAGGCGGAGACACACCAGCGCTCGGACAAGATGCTGATCCATCAGCACCAGTGATGGGAGTCCTTGAGTAATGGCTGAAACTTTTCGAGTACCAAAGGGAGTTCAAGATGAAGCGAAGATGGCTTTGGCTTGGATTGCTGATGGTCATGCTGGAAGCGGCTTTACTGCTGTGGGCAAAAAGAGAGCGAGCGACTTGGCTGCGGGACACGCAGTAAGCGCTGAAACAATCTTGAGAATGTATTCATTCTTCAAGCGACATGAGACAGATAAGCAAGCAGAAGGATTCAACTCTGGCGAAGATGGTTTCCCATCCGCAGGAAGAGTTGCATGGTCTGCCTGGGGTGGCGATGCTGGCTTCACTTGGTCAACAAGAATCAGAAATCAAATCTCGAAGAGCGCAAGAGCGCTTTCCCTGATGGCATCCGAGGAGGGTGACATGGCTGACATGAATCAAGTTCCTGATCTGAATGAGGAACTGACTGAACTTCTCGCAGATGTTGTGAGCTTCTACTTCCGCGCACATGGCGCTCACTGGAATGTGAAGGGCGCTGACTTCAGCGAATATCACAAGTTATTCCAAAAGATTTACGAAGATGTCTATGAGTCAATCGACCCAATCGCCGAGAACCTTCGCAAACTTGGTTCAGTTGCTCCATTCACACTCGGCTCATTCATGGCGCTCCGCTGCCTTGAAGATGCTTCAACAATCTTGCAAGATCCAATCGCTCTTGCTAATGACTTACTCGTAGCAAATGACATGATTCTTGATGAACTCTCAGATGCTTTCGATTGCGCTTCCATGTATAACCAGCAGGGAATTGCAAACTTCCTCGCAGGTCGCATTGATTCTCATCAGTATTGGAAATGGCAACTGACTGTTTCACTCGGTCAGGAAGTCACACAGCCTTCAGTTGACCCAGTAGATGCTCAAGGCATCGATGCAGATGATGAAGAAGAGCAGACAGAAGGCATGACAATGCCCATGATGATTATGCCTCGCAACGCTTCTGGCGCTTCAGACTTGCCAATCGCTCCACGCGATACAACTTGGGATGCAGCAGCAGCCGACAAGCGCGTTCAGGATTACGCTGGAGGAAAAGACAACATGGATTGGGCGAAGTACGCAAAAGCGTTCTTCTATGTTGACGAAGCCGACAAGGAACTTCTCGGATCTTACAAACTCGGATTCGCTGATGTTATCGATGGTTCACTCGTTGCAGTTCCAAAGGGAATCTTCGCTGTTGCTGGTGTCTTGAATGGCGCTCGTGGTGGAGCAGACATTCCTGAATCAGATGCGATGGAAATCAAAGACAAGGTGAGCGCTTACTACTCACGCATGGCAAAAGAATTCAATGACGATTCAATCAAGGCTCCATTCGAGAACCGCGCTTCAGCTGCTCGAATTGGAGAAGGTTCATTTGTATCTTGGAACACTTCGAATGGTCGCGCAAAGGGCAAAGTTGAAAAGGTCGCAACCAAGGGACAAGCAAAGTCATCTGAGGGATATACAATTGAAGCAACCCCAGATCATCCTGCATTTGTCATCAGAATTTACAAAGAGCAGGGAAATGGTTGGGTTCCAACGGATGTCACAACAGTTCATCGCCCAGACATTCTCACAGTTATCACAGCCCTTCCATCACCACGCTCGGAGGATTCATCAATGATTGAAGCTCGCAAGGCAATGGCAACAGCAGAACGCATCACAATGACAGCAGAAGTTCGTGCTGTTGCAACCGATGATGGATCAATGAAGATTGGCGGCTACGCTGCAACATTCAACGCAGAAGCAACTGGCTTGAATTTTCGCGAAGTAATTGCTCCAGGAGCCTTCACTCGCGCACTTGCTTCACAGGATCCAGTCTTCCTTCTTGTCAATCACGACATGGAAGGCATTCCACTTGCTTCAACGCAATCAGGAACTCTTAGCCTTCGCCAAGACTCAACTGGTCTCTATATGGAAGCAACACTCGATCCAGCAAATCCAAAGGCTCAAGAACTTTCCTCAGCAGTTCGCCGAGGCGATATGGACAAGATGAGCTTTGCATTCACAGTCTCTCCAGATGGACAGACAAAGGATGCTGGACTTCGCACACTCACAGACATCGAGCGACTCTACGAAGTCTCAGTTGTCACACTCCCTGCTTACGATTCAACATCAGTTGGAATGCGCACAGCAGAAGAAGAGAATCTTGAGATTGCAAAGCGCAAGTTGCAATTGAAGGTCAAACACTATTCCTTGACTCGCAAGAGCAAGGCATAAACCCTCGGCGCAATCGCCCCGACTGGTTTCAAACATCCATCCAAGAGAAAGGGACACAAATGTCTCTAGCAACAAAACTCAAGGAGCAGCGCGATGCACTTGTTGCCGAGGTTGAAACAACTTTGGCAGCAGAAGATGTAACCGCAGAAGCTCTTGATGCTGCATCATCAAAGCAGGAAGAAATCGCTGCACTTGATGAGCGCATCGCAACTGCCGACAAGGTAGAAGCTCGCACAGCAGCAATCGCAGAATCCCGCAAGGAATCAAAGGTTGCAACATTCGGTGGCGCAGTTGTCACACGCGAAGCAATGACTTATGACCGCGATGGTCGCAACTCATTCGTTCGCGACATGATTGCAGCAAACATTCGCAATGATCGTGATTCATGGTCACGCCTACAACGCCACCAGCAGGAAGTCGCAATTGAATCACGCGACATCTCACGCACTGACGGAGCAGGTGGAGACCTGGTTCCGCCCCTATACCTCATCAATGAGTATGCCGAATTCGCTCGTGCAGCTCGTGTAGGTGCAGACCTCGTAACAAACATGGCTCTACCAGCAGGAACAGACTCAATCAACATCCCACAGATCACAACAGGTACACTTGCAGCGTTCCAGTCAGCTGATAACACTGCAACAACAACTCGTGACATGGTTTCATCAACTGTCACAGCGCCTGTTCGTACAATCTCTGGATATGAGAATGTTTCAATTCAGCTTGTTGAACAATCACCTCTCGCTGGTGGTCTTGATCGTCTTGTCTTCGGTGACTTGATGGCTGACTACGCACTACAGTTGAACACAGCAGTTGTTGGAACAGGTGACGGAACATCAGGAACACTCAAGGGTCTTGTTACTCTTGGCGTTGACACAACAAACGGCATCCCAACAACATGGACTGAAACAACTCCAACAGCAGTCAATGGTGCAATCGCAATCGCTAAGGCGATTTCAAAGGTTGTAACAAACCGCTACAAGCAAGCAGAAGCCATTTTGATGTCGCCATCAATGTGGTACTGGTTCGCTTCACAGGTTGACTCAGCAAACCGCCCTCTCGTTGTCCCAGTGACAGGTGCTTCACAGGCATTCAACGCTGCTGGTACAGTCACAAATCCTGGCGCTCCAGCTGGTCTCGTTGGTACAATCCAAGGTGTTCCAGTCTTTATTGATGCAACAATGACAAAGACATACGGCGCATCAACAAACCAATCTCCAATCATCGTTGGTAAGTTCAGCGATTCGTATCTCTTCGAATCAGGAACTCGCACACGCGTTCTCCCAGATGTCCTTTCAAGCAACCTCACAGTTCGCTTCCAGGTCTATGGATACGCAGCTCTTGCACACAGATTCAATAAGTCCGTTTCTGTAATTTCAGGAACAGGTACAGTTGCACCTTCAGGCTACTAATTAGCCACTAACCTTGGCGCTGGCTCTTCCTTCGGGTAGGGTCAGCGCCAAGGCGCAACACCAATCAACAGGGGGATTTTATGAAGTCGATATTTTTAGAAGGTCTCAAGTCTGCTCGCGAGATAGTGCAGAACAAGGGAATCGAACATCTTGATTCGCTCATTACAGAGCTTGAGTCAGGCGAGATTGAAACAACTGCTCTTTCTCCAGAGATGGAGACACGATGAAGTCAAATCACAAAGTCTGCATCGGAATGGTCAACAACGGAACGATTGATGCAATGTTGGCAATTGATTTGATTCATATTGCAAAGGAAAGAAACGGTCACTTTGACCACATGGTTCAAGTCGGCAATATCGGACTTACCACTCGATCACGCAATGTTGTGGTCAAAACATTTTTAGAACAAACAGATGCTGAATGGCTTCTGATGATTGACTCAGATGAGCGCCTTTCACTTGATGCTTGGCACAAGTTGCTCGACTCAGCTCACGACAAAGACCGACCAATTGTGTCGGGTCTAGTATTCGCAGCCTTTTTTGATGGCGCAGATGAACTTCGACCAGTTCCAACTATCTACAAGATGGATCCTGAAAAGGGTCTGCAACCAATTGATGTTTATTCTGTCAATCAGTTGATTGAAGTCGATGCAGTCGGCACAGGCTGTATTCTTATCCATCGCAAAGTTCTTCTCGATATGCAAGCCAACGCCACTGCGCATCAAGGCAAGGACTGGGCTTGGTTCGTAGAAGGCGCAATCGATGGCACTTATTTTGGCGAGGACTTGCTCTTTTCCAAGCGATTGAAATCAATGGGTTACAAAATTTTTGCTCACACAGGAGCAATCCTTCCCCATCACAAGCAATTTTGGTTGGATGAAAGGCATCACATTCAGATGCGCAATCATGCAATTCAACAAAGTCAAGGATGAGGGTTGGTCGTACCCCTGGCAATCAACCCTCATCCCCTACTTCATAAGGAGTAAGCCACATGGCAAGAATCTCAACCACAGAAGCCAATCAAGCCCTTGTCACAACTGGCTGGTCTTATGTATCACTTCACACAGGTGATCCATCAACAACTGGCGCAAATGAAGTCACAGGTGGCTCATACGCTCGTGTTGCAGTCACTTGGAACTCTCCATCTTCGGGTTCAGTAACTCAATCAAACGCTCTTTCAATCAACCTTCCAGCATCGACCACAGCTTCTTACTTTGGAGTCTGGTCTGCTTCATCTTCAGGCACTTACTACATCGGCGGCGCACTTTCACCATCGATCACAACAGGCACATCTGCTGGCGTTGTGACAATCGCTGCTGGTTCACTTTCAGTCTCAGCTTCCTAATCTAAGGGGTCGCAATGGCAACCAATTATCCTGGCGCTCTTGATAGCCTTACGAATCCAACGGCAACTGACACCCTTGATTCAGCCACAGTTCCTCACGCTTCTCAGCACACAGACATCAATGATGCAGTTGAAGCCATCGAAGGCGAACTTGGCACAAATCCAAAGGGAACATTTGCATCAGTCAAGGCTCGCCTTGCAGCAGGAGACCCTGATTCAGATCAAACAGTTCTATCCACACAAGTCTTCGGTTAGGGGATAACAATGGCAACTTTTACAAAGACACTTCTTTCAGGCTCAACACAGGGTCAGCCAATCACAGTTGTGCAAACTGCCTCAACTGGCACAACTATCCACGCAACAGGAACTTCATCAACAATCATTGACGAAGTGTGGCTATACGCCAACAACACTTCAACCTCACCAGTATTGCTTACAGTGCAGTTTGGCGGCACAGGCGCAGTCCAACACGCAAAGCCAATCACCCTTGCTCCACAGTCAGGCGATGTTCTCATCGTAGCTGGCTTGCCATTGACAGGTGATGGCACAACGGCTGCAACAACTCGCGCCTTCGCCGCAACTGCATCAGTCATTACGATTTCAGGTTATGTAAATAGGATTTCATAATGGCTAATCCAAATCGCAGAGGGCAAGCGGGTTCACCTGTATCAACTGGTATGCAAGGTGATTCAGTAACCCCATTTGCAAACACACATTTCATCTTGCCTTATGGCTTGCGCTTACAACAGACAAAGAACGCTGGCGATACATCAGTCACAATCCCTGCTGGTGTAACTTGGGTATATGCCATCGCAGTTGGTGGTGGTGCAGGTGGTGCTTCTACCAATGCGGTTGGCAGTGGCGGTGGCGGTGCTGGTGGCGTTGCTTGGGGCTGGACTTTAGCAAACTCAACTTGTGTTGTTGCTTCTTCCGTTGCGGCTGCAACTTCAGGTTCATATACACGCTATGGAAACATTATTGCTGGTGGTGGTGGCACAGGCGGTGCTGGCGGAAATGGAACTGCTGGGGTTTTAGGTGGTGGTGGCGGTGGAACAGGTTCTGCAACAAATTCAAATGGTGGTGCAGGTGGAACAAATTATTGGGGAATTCCTGGTGGTGCTACAAGTACTACAACTGGAAACAATGGCGCTGGCGGAAGCGGTGCAGGTCGCACAACTGGTGACACCTATGGAAATGATGGTGGCAACGGAATTTCAGGCGGCGGTGGCGGTGGACTTCAAACAACTTACAATGGCGGCAAAGGTGGTTCAGGTTTAGCAGGTGGCGGTGGCGGAACTAGCGGAGCTGGAATTGGGGCTATTGGCGGTTCAGGTGGTAACGGAATAAATATTTTGACAGGCGTTACAACAACTGGTGGCGCAGGTGTTACTACATCAACAAGCGTAAGAGGTTCAGCAGGTGGTGGTGCAGGAATAGCAGGTAACGGAAATGCTGCATCAGGTGCAACTGGTGGCGCAGGTGGAACTGGTGGCGGTGGCGGTGGCGGTGGACAAACTACTGGCGGCGCAGGTGGCGCAGGAATACTTTACCTTTTCTACTAGGGAGCAACTATGAGCGCATCAATTTATAGCAATTCATCATTTACTGATTCCCCTTACGGACTCAAGCTGCAACGCACATACACAACATCTTCTTCTGTAACTGACATCCCTGCTGGTATCAACCGAGTCTATGCAATCGTCATCGGCGGCGGTGGTGCGGGTTCATCACAGACAACTGGTGGTGGTGGTGGTGGTGGAGCAGGTGGTTATTCTGCTGGCTGGACTTATATTTCAAACTCAGTAACAGTTGGAACTGGTGCTGTTGGAAATTCAACTGCGGCTGTTGCCGCTAATGGCAATCCAAGCATTTATGGAATGGTGATGGCTGGTGGTGGTTCAGGTGGAGCAAACGGAATTCAAGGAGGCGCTGGCGGAGGCGCAGTAACTATTACTGGAAGTTCATCAGCCGCGGCTTATACAGGCGCTCCTGCTGCAAGTTTTGTTGTAATTGGTTACGCCGCAGGAAGAGATGCCGCTGGCGTTTCATCTGGTGGTGGTTCAGGTAATACAACAGTCACAGGAACTGTAACTGCTTCTGCTGGTGGTCGTGGTGTTATCTGCGGTGGTGGCGGAGCAGCAGGAACGGCAGGAACAGGCACAGGCGGTGCTGGTGGTACTGGCGATTTCTATGCTGGCGGTGCTGGTTCATCAGGAACAGGAATTACTTTTGGCGGCGGTGGCGGTGGTGCAGGTTATACATCAAATGGTTTTCCTGCTGGTTCTCCTGCTGGTACTGCTACTGGTGTTCTCAATAACGGAGGACAAGGCGGTTCAGGTGGAGGCGGTGGAGGCGCGGCTTCTACTGGCGGTACTGCTGGCTCAGGCGGCAACGGCGTTGTTTATCTTTACTTCTAAGGAGATCTGATGGCTATCAAATACGAATACAACTCACCTTGTTGCGGTCACTTCTATGTTGAAGTGCGCAATCCCGAAGATGCTCAAGTTGTAACAAAGTGCAATATCTGCGGTCAGGGCGAATATGGGCTGATCCAGGAAGTAGCTTTAGAAGAGACAATCACAACAGTTTCGGAGTAAACAGCGATGGCAATCTATAACGAGAGCATTGCCTATAACGCAGCAGGGATTCAATACAACCAGGGCGCTTATGTAGCAACTGGCTCAGGCTCAATTTCACTTGTTGGAACTGGATCATCAGCTCTTACATTTGCCACAACAGGCTCTGCCTCAATCTCACTTGCAGCATCAGCCACAGTTTCACTCACCTTTGCTTCAACTGGTTCAGGCTCAATCAGCCTTACAGGGTCAGCCACAGCCTCACTCAAGTTTCCAACATCTTGTTCAGGCGAAATTAGCCTTGTCGGATTAGGAACTATCCAAAAGATTTCTTATACGACAACAGGCGCAGGCTCAATCAATCTCGATGGACTTGCAACTGCAAATGTATTCTTTGCAACAGCAGGTTCAGGTTCACTCGAACTCACAGCTTCTGGATATGGCTACATCGGCGGCGCAACAATCAACAATCGCTATCGAGTAGGCGCAACAATCGTTGAAAGAGTCCGAGTCGGGGCTACAATGAACCCGAACAAAACCTTGAGAATCGGATCAACAATCTTGGCAAGAATTCGAACAGGCGCAGCAATTAGCAATCGCGAGCGCACTACTTCTACTATCACAAGGAGAACCCGATGACTTATGACTTGGGAGATGTTGTTCCTCTAGGAATAACCATTACCGATTCAACAGGTGCAAACGCAAACGCATCGGCAGTAACCTGCACAATCACTCTTCCTGACGGAACAACTTCGACAGGCTCAGTCACAAACCCTTCCACTGGTCTTTACAACTGCGACTTCTCACCTTCTCAGACAGGAAGACACGCAGTTCGCTGGCTTGCCACAGGAACCAATGCTTCTGCTTACACTGACGAATTCAATGTTCGCGATTATGCAGAATTAGGTATTGTCGGACTTGCCGAGATGAAGGAATATCTCAACATCTCTGCCACAGATACCACAGTGGATGAGGAACTTCGCAGCTTCATTGATGCTGGCTCAGATTTAGCAGAATCCTATGTCGGGCAGGTTCTAGGTCGTAGAACTTTTACCAATGAGCTGTATGACGGAGGAACTGAGTTCATCCGCATTCGCAATCCAAAAGCGCTTTCCATCACTTCGGTTTATGAGAACGATGCTTTGGTTTCATCTACTGCCTACAATTTGGACTATACAGGACAACGCCTTTATCGCATCGGGTCAGGAACCCTCTATGCAACCAACTCTTACGGCTACTGGACTGGCGGCTTCAATAACATCAAAATCACCTATGTGGCTGGATATGTCAATCCTCCAATGGCTGCCAAGCAAGGCGTTCTCGTTATCGTCAAGCATCTCTGGGAGACACAGCGCGGCGCAATGAATGTGATGGGTCGCGTATTGGGTGGCGATGAGCTTTACTCAACCCCTACATATTCACTTCCTCGCCGAGCGATGGAACTTCTTGATCCAACCTCATTCCCTGGAATGGCATAACGATGACAGTGGCAATCAAATATCCAACGATGATTGACAAAATCATCACAGCTCTTGGCGCAGCTTCTAGCCTCACAGGAGTTCGAGTATTTGACGGCGCTGAAGTTGATGAGTCTTATCCTGGCAACGCAATTGCTATCGGTCACGATGGCTCTCTTGGCGATACTGAAATGCAAGTTGGAAATATCCGAAACACGCCTCTTGACTTCACAGATGTCCACGAAGAGTCAGGAGCAATCAATTGCTCTCTCTGGGCTTGGTCGGGAACGACCAGTTTCAAGAGTTCTCGTGTTGCCGCATTCAACCTGCTTTCGGCAGTTGATACAGTAATTCGAACAGATCCAACTTTTTCGGGAACTTGCTTCTACTCTTGGCTAGAATCAAACTCTGTAACCTATCGACAGACAACATCAGGCTCGGCAGTAGTTCTCAACTTCAACATCGCTTATACAGCCCAATCATAAGGAGAAGCTCATGGCTTACATCATCACATCAGATCGCCTAGATAGTCCAAAGACTATGGGCGATTCCATCACAGATAAAGAATTGCTTGCAATGGGTGCAAATATTGAAGCCCTCATTGAAGGCGGTCACATCTCATCAGATGCGACAAAACCAGCAACCACAACCCCTGCAACCCCTGAAGGAGCCACAGAATGAGCAAAATCGTTCTAAACGATGCAAAGGTGACAATCAACTCAGTCATCTTGAGCGACCATATCGCGAGCATCACCCTTGAAACTAAGGATGACATCATCGAGACAACTGGTTTCGGCGCAACTGGAGCAGCGAAGACACGCGTTGCTGGTCTTGCCGATAACCAAGTCACACTCGATTTCCATCAAGATTTCGCAGCAACAAATGTTGAAGCGACAATCTATCCATTGCTCGGATCAACAACCACAATCGTTGTCCAGCCAACATCAGCAGCAACATCAGCAACAAACCCAACTTATACATTTACAGCACTTGTCGCAGATTGGACTCCACTCAAGGGTGGCGTTGGACAATTGGCAACAGCTTCTGTAACATGGCCAATCACAGGCGCAATTACGAAGGCGAGTTCATAAAAAATGGCAAAAATTGTTCTTACAAATCCTTCCATCACCATTGGCGGCGTTGACCTCTCTGACCACATCAACAACATCACGCTCGAAACAAAGTACGACATCATTGAAACCACAACATTCGGATCCACAGCAAAGACTCGTGTGGCTGGACTTGCGGACAATCAAATCACTTTGGATTTCATGCAGGATTTTGCTGCCTCATCAGTTGAAGCGACAATCTATCCATTGCTCGGAACATCAACATCAATCGTAATCAAGCCTGTTGCTGGGACAACAACCACAACAAATCCGCAATACACAGTTTCCGCACTTGTTGCAGACTGGACTCCACTCAAGGGTGGCGTTGGTCAGCTTGCAACAGCTTCGGTCACTTGGCCTGTCTCTGGCACAATTGCAAAAGTAACTTCATAATCCAACAAATATAAGGGGAAATCTCATGGATGGTCTTTCAGTCAAAATAGTAATGAGCGATGGCGTGGAACACATATATTCCTTACGCCCTCGAATCATCGTGGACTTCGAGCAGAAGTTCGGCAAGGGGCTTGCCAAGTTACTTGGTGAGGAACAGAAGTTGGAACATCTTTACTACCTTGGCTGGAAGGCACTCCAGAGCAATGGTGTGGTTGTCAAGCCCTTTGGTGGAGACTTCCTAGACACCATCAATTCGGTTGAACTGGTCACAGACCCTTCCTTAGAATCCACCGCGACTCTCTAACTTATACAGTTGCAGTGTTGTCGGTGGAGCTTGGAATCTCGCCCAATGAATTGCTCGATGCTCCCGATGGGGTACTCGAAGCAATCGTTGCCTATCTTGAACTAAGGAATAAGCAAAGGGAGAGATGATGACAGGAAACAAAATCGTTCTTGTTGGAATCGAACAGACCATTGCCGATTTGAAGAAGTTCGATGAAGATGCTGTCAAGAAGTTCAACAAGACCATCAATGATGAACTTCGAAGCGCTAAGAATGAAGCAAGAGTAATTGTTGCAGCTGCTGGATCTAACGGCTCACCTTTGAGCGGATGGCAGACTCAACGCAAGGAAGGGCCGAGAACAGAGAAGCAAAGCAAGACTCGACCATTCCCTACTTGGGACACTGGTCAAGTTGTCTCTGGTGTTGTTTCCTCGCGAGCGCAGGGCAAAGTCCGCAAGGATTACACAACCAGCGCAGGAGCCTTGATCAACAAGTCTAGGGCTGGCGCTATCTTTGAAATTGCTGGTCGAGTCAAAGGCGAAGGCAAGAATCCGCAGGGAACTGCGTTCAAGAAAATCCTTCGCGAGAAATATGGCGAGGCAAGTCGCGTTGTCTTCCGCGTTGTTGACAGAAATCGTGCGAAAATTGAAGCAAAGTTTGTTTCTGCTCTTGAAGAGGCAAAAGCAACTTTGCAAAAGAACCTTGAATCTCGATAAGGAGAAAAATGGCTAACAAAGGCGCAGTTGTCGCTCGTATTGTTTCCGAATACTCCGACAAGGGAACAAAGGAAGCAACCAAAGATTTCAAGAAGCTCTCCAGCGAATCATCTGGTCTAGGAAAGCAATTCTCTGAACTAGGAAAGAAATTTGCCGCTGCCTTTGCAGTGACTGAAATTATCAAATTTGGCTTTGAGTCAATCAAGACTGCCGAAAATGTCAATGGCGCATTCTCAAAGATGAACTTGGCTTTTGCCAACTCTGGTTCCGCGCTCAACTCAAACAGCGAGCAGGTTCAAAAGGCAGTCGAGCAGATGGGCAATCTTGCCTTCACATCTGTTGAGACAGCAGATGCCCTGGCTCGTGGCGCAATCATCTTCCATAGCGCTTCAGGTGCGATGAACAACCTTGGGCTTGCAGCAAATGTTGCAAGAGCCAGTGGAATGACCTTGAGCGAAGCAATGATTGCTCTTGGAAAAGCTTCCGAAGGTAAAGCTGTCAAGTCATTGACCGCCTTGGGCGTTGTCATGCCTAAGAACGGAACTGCTGCCGAGAAGTACAAGATAGTCACAGATCAACTCACCAAGGCTCTTCAAGGTCAAGCCGATGCTTATGCTCAGACTCATCCAATCGAGGCGATGAAGGTCAAGTTCGAGGAACTTTCCAACAGCGTTGGACAATTGCTTCTGCCTTTATTCAATGCAGTTGTCAAGGTAATCGACACATATTTGATTCCATCGCTTGTCAAAGTTATCAACTTCTTGCGCGAAAATCCAAAGTACCTTCAGCCATTTGCTAACGCTTGGGCTGTCATCGTCAATATCTTTGCCAAAGTTTCTGCTGTATTTATTGGAACCGCAGGAGACCTTCTCAAATTTGCTTCAATTATTTTTCAAGTGGTTCGCGCTGTCGCATTCCTTGCTGGCAACAAAGGAATTCAAGATTGGGCTAAGAAGACTGCCGACAGTTTAGGAAGCACATCAGCAACCCTTGAAACGGCTGCCAATAAGCTCGACAAATACCACATGAATGCTGTCAAACTCAAGGCAACTTCTCCCATTGTGGTCAAAAGTTTTGCCGACATTACAGCCCAGACAGACAAGACTTCAGCTGCAACTTCCAAGCTGACTGCTGCTCAGATTGCTGGAATTGAAGCGCTCAAGAAGTACGGCGTAACTGTCAAGGATCAGACAAGTTCTGACCCAATCGAACTTGAAGCTGCTCGACAGAATCTTGTCAAGCAAGGAAACATTGTTGAGCAACAGCGCATTCAGGCAATCCTTGACGGCATGACTGCTCAATTGGCAGCCAATGAAGCAACTGCTCGATACAACGACCTTCTCGCAGCGCTTTCAGATAGTCACATTTCATCTGAAGAAGTTGCAGTCCTTGCAAAGAAATGGGGCATCTCTCAAGATGCTGTTGTTGCCTATATTGCTCAAGTAACTGGAGCAGCAGCCTTTGATCCATCTCAATTGAGTTCACCAGGAGCAGTAGCCGCAGCAGGTTGGCAAAAGGCTTTGGATGCTCTGAATGCTTATTATGCAAAATTAGCCAGTGGAACAATCCTGCCTCCTAGCCTTGTTTCAGGTTCAGGAAATGGCGCTGGCGCTTCTGTAGGCACACCAGGCAATCCTCCAGTAACTACATCATCAACCCTTGCTAACAATTTTCCAAGCACAGTTCTTGGCGGCATAGTTCTGCCAGCCACTCCAACTGCTTCATTTGGATCAAAAGACACAGCTGCTCAATATGGTTTTGGGGCGAACTTCATGTCAGGAACTTCGGGTGGAAGTACAACCATCATCAATGTTCAAGGCAATATCCAAACTCAATCAGATAATGCCGCATCAATTGCAAAGCAGTTCCAATTGAATCAACTCTCTGGTAAGACCGCCCTCAATCTTGGCTCGATTGCGAACATCTAATGTCAGTCGCAGGAGTTCCAGTATTCGGAGCAATCATTGACTTTACCAATGGCGCAACCTTTATTTCCACAGCCTTCACTTTGGACAACTCAAGCAAAGGTCAGTTAGGAACGGCGCAGCTTGCCGATGCCGATGACTCAGTTGATGTTTCATCAATTGCACTTCAAGCATCTATTCGCCGAGGTCGCAATCGTATCCTTGACAAGTTTGAAGCAGGATCTGCAACAGTAGTTCTTCAAGATGACAATGGGGCTTTCAATCCTTCCAACACCTCATCGCCTTATTACGGCAAGATTCTTCCGCTCCGCAAGATTACAATTTTTGCCGATTACAATGGCGTTCGATACATACTTTTCAACGGCTTCATTATGCAATTCGTTACTCGATTTGCAGTCGGAATCAATGACCGCTCTAGCGTAACTTTGGTTTGCGTTGACGGTTTTAGAATGTTGACAAACCTCAACATCAGCGCCATCACAGGAACTGCCGATGGAGACTTGTCAGGAACTCGTGTCGGAAGATTGCTTGACATTGCCAACTGGCCAGCAAGCCAGCGAGCCTTGGATGCAGGAACCTCCACTCTTCAAGCAGACCCAGGAACAGCCAATCGACCAATGTTGGATGCCTTGCAGACAGTTGCAGACAAATCAGAATTTGGCGCATTTTTCATTGATCGCAAAGGCGTTGCCACTTTCCT